AATCAAGAGGCACAACCACAAGCAGAAGTTGAAGAAACAGAAGCAACTACAGATATAAACGAACCAACAAGTGAAGAACCTAATGAAGTTGAAGAACAAGATGAGGCACTTGAAGCTGTTGAGGAAGATGTATCGGAAGAATTAGAAGAAGCTACAACCGAAGATGAAGTTAACGAGTACGAGGAACAAGAATATGTCACTGTTAAAATTAATGGTGAAGAACAAGATGTTACCCTTGACGAATTAGCTGCAGGTTATAGCAGACAATCTGATTATACTAGAAAGACAACCGAACTTGCTAATCAAAAGAAACAATACGAACAGCAACAATCGGAACTTTTGAAGGAGAGAGAAAATCTCCGATTAGGTTTAGAGCAGTTAAACCAACAATTATCTAGTGACATACAAAACGAGCGAACAGAAGAACAATGGACAAGACTTTACGAAGATGACCCATTGGAATATGTGAAGCAAAAAGATGCGTGGAGAGATAAAAGAGAACACTTAGCAAGAGTTCAACAAGCAAATCAAGAATTGCAATACAAACAGCAGCTTGAAGGTCAAAAACAAATGCAAAAGGTTTTAGCCCACTCACAACAATACTTGAATGAGGTTATACCTGAGTGGAAAGACCAAAAGTTTGCTGAAAGTGACAAAAGGAAAATTGTTAAATATGCAACAAGTTTACCTGAAAAAGAAAGGTTTAGTGAGGCTGAGTTAAGTCAAGCAACAGACCATAGGGCAATTCTAATGCTTAGAAAAGCAATGATGTTTGATGAATTACAAACTAAAAAACCTCTTGTAAAAAAGAAACTACGCAAAGCACCAAAGATGACAAAGAGTGGTAAAAAATTAACAACTGCAAATGACCTAAAAAAAGGAAAGGTTGATAAAGCCTTTAATAAGTTGAGGTCAACAGGTAGCATGGATTCGGCTGTTGATTATCTTTTACAAAAATCCACATAACCTAAAAGGAAAAGACTATGGCAACATATAAAACCGCAAACGCTATCGGTGAAAGAGAAGATTTGTCAGATGTTATTACTCGTATAGACCCTGCAGAAACACCAATATTTTCTAATGGTAAAAAAGTAACTACATCAGGCGTATTTCACGAATGGCAAGTTCAAGAACTAACAGCAGCAGCTGATGACAACTATGTAGCAGAAGGTGCAGACTATTCTTATGTCAATCCAACTGTAACAACAAGACTTGGTAATTATCACCAAATTAGTGTTCAAGCTGCATCAGTATCAGGCACTTTAGATAGTGTTGATAAAGCTGGTAGAGATAAAGAAACAGCTTATGTAAAAGTTCTTAAAGGACTAGAACAACGCAGAGATATTGAAAAAGCATTATGTAAAAATGAGGCTCGTTCAGCATCAGACCCAAGAAAAGCAGGTAAAATTAGTTCATTTATAACAAATGTTTCACTTGTATCACCATCTACAACACCATCAGGTGATGGTAGTGATGTTTCTGACAAAGCTGGTACTAACGCTGCACTTACTTTAGCTAAAATAGATGCTGCAATGAAACTTGCATACACAGATGGTGGACAACCTGATATGTTAGTTGTTTCACCTGCTAATAAAGTCGCATTTAGTGACCTATCATCAGGTTCAGTTGCAACAGCACAATTACAATATTCAGCACCAAAAGAAATTGCTATTATTGGAAGTGTGTCAATGTATCTAACAGACTTTGGTGAGTTATCTGTCACAATAGACAGACAAATGCTAAATGATACAATATTCTTATTAGATAGTGACCATTATTCAGTTGGTTCATTGCCTAATAGATTATTCTCTGTATCAGATGTTGCACCAACAGGTGACAGCACTAAGTTTGCTATTGTTTCAGAATGGACATTTGTTCCAACTGCTCCAAAAGCACACGCAATGGTTACAGATTTAAGTACATCTTAATCTAACTAAAGGGGGCTGTCTTTGAGGGCAGCCCTCAAAAAACAAGAGAAAGTAATGACAAAAAAATTATTGGATATGACCCATACCAAAAGAAAACAACATATTTTCATGGAGGTAATGATGGTCAACATCATGTTTCAGTAGAACAAGAAACAAAAGATATTATTAAAAAAGCAAAAGATTTAGATATTGATTACAAACCATATAATTTGGTTGGTACTCAAAAACACATGAGGCAAATAGCAGAAATACCTGCAAACCTATATTTTGAACTAACACAAAAACTTGGAGAGCCTAAAAAAAATAAAAAGGCATGGGCTAGATGGTTAAATGACCCTGACAACAAATATTTTAGAACCGGTGGTGGTAATATATAATGGCAATTACAACTTATTCAGAACTTAAAACAGCTATTGCTGATTTTTTAGCTAGAGATGATTTAACATCACAAATTGATACATTTATTGATTTAGCTGAAAGTCGCATATCTCGTGAACTAGAAACAAGGTCACAAGAAAATAGAACAACATTAACAGCAACACCTGATAATGCTTATATTTCTTTACCAACTGATTTACGAACTATAAGAAATGTTAAGGTGATGAATAATCCAAGAGTAACATTAAGATACTTAACACCATTACAAATAAAAGTTGAATATTCAACAACAGGCACAGGATTGCCAAGAGTTTATAGTGTTATTGGCGAAAATTTATTTTTAGCACCTATACCTGATAGTGCCTATAATATAGAACTTACATATAGAGCAAGTATATCATCATTAAGTGATAGCAATACATCTAATACAGTATTAACAAGATACCCTGACCTATATTTGTATGCTAGTTTATTTCATGCTTACACATACTTACTTGATGAACAAAGAGCAGCACAATATGAACAATTAATACAATTAACACTACAACAAATTAGAATTGATGAGGAAAAAGGTTCTTATGGTGCAAGTTTAGAAATGCGTAGTGTTTATGGTGAAATGACATGATGAATATGTCATTTGGTGAATGGTTACCTGACCAGCCTGACAATGTTAGTGGTGTTACAGTAGCAAAAAATGTAATACCGGCAGCAAAAGGTTATAGAGGTTTGCAAGATTTGTCACAATATAGTAATGCCGCAGATGGAAGAATAAGAGGATTATTTGCTGCAAAAGATGATAGTGGTGACCCTAAAATATTTGCTGGTGATGGAAGTAAATTATATGAATTTACTAAATCAAATTCTAATTTAACAAACATATCTAAAGCCGGTAATTATACAACACTTGATGACACAGATGTTTGGAAGTTTATAGATTTTAGTGGTTTTGTTATTGGTGCATCAGGACATAACAATATATTACAAGTGTATGATAATGGTACAAGTTCTGTTTTTGCTGACATATCTAATAGCCCTGCTGCAAAACATATAGCGGTGGTTCGTGATTTTGTATTCACAGGCAATGTTAAATATGGTGGTACAACATATACAAATAGATTGTATTGGTCGTCATTAGCCTCTCATACAGGTTGGACTGCAGGAACAGACCAATCTGATATACAAGATATATTTGATATGGGTGATATAACAGGCATTGTTGGTGGTGAGTATGCAACGATATTGTGTGAAAAAGGTATTGTTATAGGTACTTATAGTGGTACACCACTTATATTCCAATTTGACAAAGTACAAACAGGGTTTGGTTGTAATTATCCTAATTCAGTTGCCAATGTTGGCTCAACTGTATTTTATCTATCAGATGATGGTTTTTACAAATTTGATGGTAGAACATCAACACCAATAGGTGCAGAAAAAGTTAATAGATTTTTCTTTGATGATTTTACAATTAGAAACAAAGGAAGAATGTCAACAGCAGTTGACCCTACAGAACAAATAGTTGTGTGGTCATATACATCAGGAAGTTCTAATGATGATAACCCTGATAGATTGTTAATATATAACTATGCTTTAGATAGATGGTCGTATGCAGAACTAGACTGTGAACTTATATCTTCTTTTATGACAATAAATTACACACTTGAAGAACTTGATAGTATAAGTAGTTCTATTGATGGATTACCTGCATCACTTGATAGTGCTATTTATATAGGTGGTCAATTTATCTTTGGTGGTGCGAAAGACAAAAAGATACACACCTTTAGTGGTATTAATAAACAGGCTTTAATAGAAACAGCTGATTTAGATACAGGTGGTGGCAAAACAAGTATTATTACAAATGTTATTCCTTATGTAGAAATTGCACAAGGAACAACACCTGATATATCAGCACAAGTATCTACAAGAAATAGACAAGTTGATAGTGATAGTTTTGGTTCAACATCATCATTAAATGCAAATGGATATTGCAACATAAGGTCAAATCAAGGTAGGTATCATAAAGTAAGATTAAATGTATCAGGCACTTGGAAATACATACAAGGTGTTGAATTAGAGGCAAAGACAACAGGTAAAAGATAAATGGCAGACAATCAATATAGAAAGTTACCTCAAGGTGGTGGTGACCCTAGATTAGTTGCTGAAATAGTAAACAGAACAATAGATGGTGGTTTAAATTCAACCGGTAGTGTTACCCTGCAAACCTCCTCTATTACTACAACTGTTAGTGATGTTCGTGCAAGTGAAAACAGTGTTGTTTTATTTATGCCAAAATCGAGTAACGCTGCAAGTGAATTAACAAGTTTGTTTGTATCAGCAAGGACAAATGGTTCTTTTACAATTACACATAATAGTAGTGGAACATCAAGACAATATGAATACATCATCATTGGATAAAGAAGCGTGGTTAAAATCACGAAAGTATATATTAGAAGCATTGAATAGAGGTATTAATTCTCATAGTGAAAAAGATGTATTCTATGCAATAGCACGAGGAGATGCTCAATTATGGACAGGTCAAAAAAGTGCTTGTGTTACAGAGATAGTAACATACCCTAATTTTAAATCTATACGATTTTGGTTAGCAGGTGGAAATTTAGAAGAATTAAAAAAAATGGAACAACCTATTTGTGAATGGGCTAAGTCTATTGGTTGTAAAAATGCACAAATAATTGGTCGCAAAGGGTGGTCAAGAATAAAAGATAAAGACAGAGCCTATGAAGAAGTAGGCACAATTTCAATAAGGAGTTTATAATGAGTATAGGTGGCGATAAAACAGGAACATCAGTTCAAACTACAAATCCTCCTGCGTATGCAGCACCATTCTTAGCGTATGGTGCGAATGAAGCACAGAGATTATACAATACTGGTGGTGGTTTTAATTATTTTCCTGAAAATACTGTTGCAGGTTTTAGCCCTGAACAACAAATGGCTATGACACTACAAACAAATAGAGCATTATCAGGTTCACCATTACAAAGACAAGGACAAAATTTAGCATTAAATACATTACAAGGTAATTTTTTAAATGCAAACACAAACCCTTACTTTCAAAGAGCCGTTGTTGACCCTGTAACAGATAGGGTACAAGGCACTTTTTCACAAGCAGGTAGGTTGGGGTCAGCTTACAATCAAAACGCCCTTACAAATGCTCTAAGTGATGTTTATTATAGAAATTATGAAACAGAAAGAGCTAGACAAAATGCTATGATACCTCAAGCATTTAATATGGCTCAACAAGATTATACTGATTATTCAAATTTAGCTAAAGTTGGTCAATTAAGACAACAACAAGCACAAAGAAATATTTTAGCTAATATGGATAGATTTAATTTCTTACAATCAGCACCGGCACAAAACTTAAATCAATTATTAGGTCAAGTTGGAACTGCTGCAGGAAATTATGGTTCAACAAGTTCACCTTATCAATACAATCCATTTAACCAAGCGTTAGGAACTATTGGTAATATTGTTGGTATTGGAACAGGTATTAAAGGATTATTTAATAATTAATAATTTGCATAGGATAATAAAATGACAAGACAAGAAATATTAAATTCAAATTTACCACCAAAAGAAAAACAAAGAAGATTAAATATGCTTGACCAAATATCAACAAGTACAAGTGGTGTGTCATTGGGTGGTCTTTTACAAAGTTCAATGCAAAATATGGGTAATAATCCTCTTGGCATTACACCAGCACCTGTTTTGCCACAAACACCAACTCCACCTCCTAGTGTAAATATTGCAACACCTAGACAAAACATTAGTCAACAACAACTTATTGCAAATGCTTTAAGAAAGCCTGTTTCAACAAATATTTTACAACAAGGTATGCAACCACCAACTATTGCTCAACAAATACAACCTCCAAGAACAGCTAAAAGAGGTATATTTAATAGGATTGAAAAAGCCTATCAAGATGCAGCACCAATGTTAGCAATGGCACAAGAATTTAATAGAATGGGTGCAGCTAGACCAATGGGTTCAACAATTCCTCAAGGTGACCCAATGGGTGCATATAAAAGAGCCAAGTTTGGTGACCAAGAAAAAAAATTAAGAGAAGAAAGACTTGCAGAAAAATTAGGTATTTCATTAGAAGAATATATAAAATTATATGGAAAAACTAACAATCCATTAATTAACGAAGTAAAACTTACAGCATATAAAGATATTTCAGAAAGTGCTAATTCTGCTCGTGTAGCTTTAGGAAATTTAAACATAATGCAAACTATTTTAGATGACCCAGATTTTGAAACAGGTTCATTAGCACCTTTAAAAACCGAAATGGCTGCTTTAATGGATAATTTTGGTTTGTTAAATGAAGAAGCTCAAACTCAATTAAACCAAGCAACAACATTTAACGCATTAGCAAATAATTCAATATTACCTCTTGTTAAACAGTTAGGTGTAAATCCTACAGATAGAGATTTGATGTTTGTTCAATCAGCAGCACCAACTTTAGGTAAGACAAAAGAAGGTAATAAATTATTAATAAAAACATTAACATTAGCACAAAATAAAAAAATTGAATATCAACGACTTTATGCACAACTAAGTGCTACTAATCCATCATTAGACCACCCAACTTTAGAACTACAAGCACTACAAGGAGTTGATGAAATGTTTAGAGAAGAAGTAAATGCACTACAAGAACAATCAAAATTTATAAAAGGTAATACTCCAGATAATAAAAATGTAGTTTCTGAAGTAGAGAAGGTTAATAATTAATGGCTGAATATAATTTTAATGCTAATGGAAAATCTTATAATTTACAATCAAATACAGATTATTCTGACCAAGAAATAAATGATTTATTTGTAAAGTTTGATAAAGGTGAAAGTTTACCTGATGATGTTGTTATAAGACCAACTATTAATAATAGAAAACCAATAATACCACAAAGACTTGCACCTCCTTTAAGTGGAGGTTCATTTAGTTTTGCAGATGAAATTGTTGGAGGTGTTAGAGGTTTGTTAGACCCAAATTTAACTCCGGCTCAAGGTATGCTTTTAGAAGCAGAAGGTTTAGATGTGGCAAGACAATTAAGACCTGTTGAGTCGATTGGTACAGAAATAGCTGGATATATTGCATCTCCTTTAACAAGAAGTGTAGGTAGACTTGAAAGAGGAAAAGGAACTATTGGAAAAATATTGTCAAGAGGCAGAGAAGGTGGAATTTATGGTTTTGGTGCTGGTAAACCTGTTTTAAATGATGATGGAACTTTAAATTTTAAAGAAACTGCAAAATCAAAAGGAATTACAACTGCACGAGATTTTGCTTTATCAACAGGTTTTTCAATAATAACAGTACCATTAGGAAATGCTATAGCAAATACAACAGTAAAAAATAAAAGTTTTGCAAAAAGATTTGGTAAGAAAAGAGCAGAAAAAGAATTAAGAGGAATAATAGATGAGGCAGGTGGTGATATAAATAAATTCTTTGAAACAGCTATCAAAAAATCAAATAAAGGTTTTACACTCGCAGATAGTGAAGCATTGGGTACAGACAAAATGATGATAATTGCAGCTAAAATTCTTGGTGAAGGTAAAAACTCAAGAGAAATATCAAGATTTTTTAAAAATAGAAACAACACATTAAATAGCCGTATAAAAGATGAACTAGAAATAGCGTTTCCTAATGGACAAGGCAAAATGTTTACTACTTTGCAAAAGTTAATAAACCAAAGAGGTATAAAAGCTGATACATTTTATAAAAGAGCAAATGAAAAAGTTTTGAATATTAAAGATGATATAGCATGGCAAGACATAATTTCTACATCTGACTTTCAACAAGCCTTTAATGATGCACATAAATTAGCAGGGTTATACAAAGTAAAACTACCAAAAGTAACAATAAAAAATGGTAAAATAATAACTAACAAAGGTGAAGAAGTTACAGAAATATCAAGTGAGTTTTTGCATTATGTTAAAATGGGTATGAGTGATGCTATTGATAAAGGTAAGAAAGGTGGTGAAACATCTTTTGGCAATAGTGAATTAAAGGCTAGAACACAAAATATAAATACATTTTTAGATTGGTTTGATAGTAAAAATCCAGCTTATAAAAAAGCAAGAGATGAGTTTGCTGGTGACTCGGAAATATTACGAGCATTACAAGATGGAGGAAATTATAATAAATTTGCTGTAGATGAATTAGACTATATTTTTAAAAAGTTATCAAGCAGTGAAAAAACAGCTTTTAGACAAGGTGTATATAATAATTTAGAAGATATTGTTGAAAAATCTAATTCAGGTGTAGAGGGCATGGGTGGTAACACAGCTTTACAACTTATAAAATCTGAAAAACAAAGAAAAATGTTAGAAATTATTTTAGGTGAACCTGAAGCTAATAAATTAATTAAAGATTTAACTGATATTGTAAAAATGAAAAATACTGCAAACACAATATTACAAGGTTCAAAGACAACAGAAAAAACAAAAGCAATTAAAGGATTAGATGAAGCTGCTAAGGGTTATGATAATTTATCAGGTACACAATTAGCCAAAGAATTATTTTCATCAAGAAATGTAAAAAGTCGTGAAGATTTATTTAATGAAGGTTATGCTGATGAGGTTTATAAATATATTTCTGCCACATCACCGGAAGAATTATTAAAAATTAAATCAGATATAAAACGAACAGGTATAGACAAGGTTATTGATAACATTACAAAATTATTAATTACATCAGGTCAAATAACAGCAAAAGCTACTTTAACAAGCCCTGTTTCAGTAGGACAAGAAAAACCAAGAAGTTTCTTACAAGGGTTTACAGAATAATTAGGAGTATATAATGGCAAAAACAAAAATATCACAGTTTGATGCAAACGCAGCAAATAATACTGATTTAAATAGTATTAGTATTGCTGAAGGAACAGCACCATCAAACATTAATAACGCTATTAGAGAATTAATGTCACAACTTGCTGACTTAAATCTTGGCAATGAAGTATTATCTACTCTTAAAATAGACAATTTACACCTAGATGGTAACACTATTGTTACTTTAGATACTAATGGTGACCTAAACCTTACTCCTAACGGCACAGGGTCAGTTGTAGTAGCTAAAGTAGATATTAATGGTGGTGCAATAGACGGAACACCTATTGGTGGCTCTAGTGCGAGTACAGGAGCTTTTACAACCTTATCAGCTTCCTCTACTGCTAATCTAGGCTCATCAGTTACAGTAAGTGGTGGTAATATAGATGGTGTTATAGGTGCAAATACTCCTGCAGCTATTACAGGCACAGTTATTACAGCTAATACAAACTTTGCTGGTAATCTTACAGGTAATGTTACAGGTACAGTAGATGGTGTCGTAGGTGGCACAACCCCTGCTGCAATTACAGGAACGACAATAACAGCCAATACTAAATTTGTTGGTGCAATAGATGGTAATGTTACAGCAACAAGTGGTACATCAACATTTAACAATGTGACCATAAATGGCACACTTGATATGGATAGTACAACCTCACAAACAATTACAGGACTTGCCACGCCCTCTGGTTCTACAGATGCAGCTACTAAAGGCTATGTTGACACCGAAGTATCAGGATTAGTTGACTCTGCACCAGCAGCATTAAACACATTAAATGAATTAGCTGCAGCATTAGGTGATGACGCTAGTTTTTCAACAACTGTAACAAATTCAATAGCCGCTAAATTACCACTTGCAGGTGGTACTATGACAGGCGATATAAATGCTAATTCAAATACTGTTAGTGGACTAAAAGCACCATCAAGTGCAAATGACGCTACAACAAAAACTTATGTAGATACTGCTGACGCACTAAAACTTAATCTAAGTGGTGGTACATTGTCTGGCAACCTTGCTATGGGTAGCAATAAAGTTACAGGATTAGACACACCAACAGCTACAGGTGACGCAACAACAAAAGGATATGTTGATGGTATATTAGGTTCAGCAACAGCTGCCGCTACATCAGCATCTGCTGCCGCAACTTCAGCTACCGCATCAGCAACTTCTGCTACTGCTAGTGCAAGTTCTGCTACGGCTGCCGCTTCAAGTGCTACTTCAGCCGCTTCTTCTTATGATAGTTTTGACGACAGATATTTAGGTGCAAAAGGTTCAGCCCCAACAGTTGATAATGATGGTGACGCACTTCTTACTGGTGCTTTATACTTTAATACATCATCAAATCAATTATTTGTTTGGACATCAGGTGACGCATGGGTACAAGCTGCGTTTACAGCAAGTGGATTTTTAAGTGGTGCTAACAATTTATCAGATGTTGCAAATGCTGGAACATCAAGAACAAATTTAGGATTAGGAACTGCTGCTACAACAGCGGCTACTGATTATGCTACTGCCGCACAAGGAACAAAAGCCGATAATGCAGCAGCTAAAGCATCAAATTTATCAGATTTAGCAAGTGCAAGTACAGCTAGAACTAATTTAGGATTAGGAACTGCCGCAACTCAAGCTGTTGGAACATCTGCCAGTAATGTTGTGCAATTAGATGGCTCTGCCAAGCTACCTGCCGTAGATGGTTCAGCATTAACAGGACTAGCATCAGGTGG